CATGGCAGGCCGTAAACCAAAACCCACCGCCCAGAAAAAACTGGCGGGCAACCCCGGAAAACGGGCGCTCAACCAGGAAGAGCCGCGGTTGCCGGAGTTTGACAAGGCGCCCTCCCCTCCGCCCTACCTCTCCGTGCCGGCCAAAAAGGAATGGAAACGGGTTGCCCCCCTGCTGCATGCTTCCCGGGTGCTGACCACCGGAGATATCACCGCCCTTGAGGCCTACTGTATCCAGTACGGGTATATGGTGGAGGCGCAGAAAGAGATTAAGAAACATGGGTTGATGATCAGGACCACGGTGCAAGCCGAACCCGAAGCAACCGAGCCGGGCGCCCCGAAGAAAAAAGGGCGGAAGAAAAAAAACACGGGCGCGGTGATCATCGCCCTCAACCCCATGTTCGAGGTGCAGCAGAAGGTGCTCACCCAGATGCGCCAGTTCATGGTGGAATTCGGGTTGACCCCCTCCTCCCGCAGCCGCATCCATGTGCCGCCCGCCGCCACCAAAGACGAGTTCGGAGATTTCCTGAGTGGCAAGTAGCCCCCTGCCCATAGCCATGCAGTACGCCTGGGGCGTGCGCCGCGGCGAGATTGTGGCTTGCCGCTATGTCAAACTGGCGGTGGAGCGCCACTTCCGCGATCTGGAAACCGGGGCGCAGCGGGGCTTGTGGTTTGACTATTCGGCGGCCGAGCATGCCATCGGATTTTTCCGGTTTCTTCGCCACTCCAAGGGAGAATGGGCCGGGCAGGAACTGGTGCTGGAGCCGTGGCAGCAGTTCTACCTCTGGTGCCTTTTTGGATGGAAAGAGCAGGTAGACGGGACCAGACGCTTCCGAGACGGATATTTGGAGGTGGCCCGCAAAAACGGCAAGACCACATTGGCTGCCGGTATTGGGCTTTACCTGATGGTGGCCGATGACGAGCCTGGGGCCGAAGTGTTCGCCGCCGCCACCAAACGAGACCAGGCGGGAAAAGATGGCTGCCATGGCGAAGGCACCCGGATGGTGGAGGCCTCCCCCGCCCTGTCCGCCCGGATCACGGTGTTCCGCAACAATCTGCATATCCAGGGCACGGCTTCCAAGTTCGAGCCCCTGGGCCGGGACTCGAAATCGCTTGACGGCCTCAACATCCACGGACTGATCAAGGATGAGGTGCATGAGTGGAAAGACCGCGACTTCAACGCCAAACTGGATACCGCCCAGGGCTCCCGCCGCCAGCCGTTGTCGTTCTCCATCACCACAGCGGGAACATCACGGGTCTCCATCTGCTATGAGGAGCGTGAACGGTTAATCAAGGTGCTGGAGGGACTGGAAGAGGACGACTCCCTCTTTGGACTCATCTACACCATGGACGAGGGCGACGACTGGGAAAACGAGGCGGTCTGGAGTAAGGCCAATCCGAACCTTGGGGTGAGCGTGAAGCTCAACTATCTGCAAAAGAAGGTGGCCAAGGCCAAGTCGATGCCGTCCCAAATTAACCAGGTGCTGCGCTATCATTTCAGCCTTTGGACCCAGGCGGAAAGCCGCTGGCTCGATCCAGAGGCGTGGAACAAGTGCGGCCTGGTGGTGGTAGCCGAGGAGGAGCTGGCCGGGCGGGAATGCTGCGGCGCCCTGGATCTCTCATCCACCATCGATCTCTCCGGGTGGGCGCTGGTCTTCCCACCCCTGGAAGAGGACGAGCCCTACAAGGTGCTGGTCCGCCTCTTCTGCCCGGCGGACAACATCGCGGCCCGCTCCCAGCGCGACCGGGTGCCCTACGAAGCGTGGGTCCGGGCAGGACTGCTCATTCCCACCCCTGGCGCGGCCATCGACTACGGCTTTATCCGCAAACAGGTCAACGATGATGCGGCAAAGTTCCAGACCAAGGAGATCGCCTACGACCGGTGGGGTGCCTCCAAGCTCCGGCAGGATCTGGAAGAGGACGGCCACACCATGATCGAGTTCGGCCAGGGCTTTGCCTCCATGAGCCCCCCGACCAAGGAACTGGAGCGGCTGGTGCTCTCCTGCCTGCTGGCCCACGGCGGCAACCCGGCCCTGGCCTGGATGGCCGCCAACGTGGTGATCCGCACCGACCCGGCGGGCAACATCAAGCCGGACAAGGAAAAAAGCATCGAAAAAATAGACGGCATCGTGGCGGTGATAATGGCCCTGGACAGGGCGCAGAAGCACACGGATACCGGCAGCGTGTACGAGGATCGCGGGATTATATCTTTAGGGTAAGGAGACGAGCCGATGCAGCAAACTGTAAGGGTAGAAGAAGACCGGGAACTGGAGGTTTCCATTGTGGCGGCAAAGCTCGGGTTGAGCGATACCTCTGTGCGGCGGCTGATGTCGAGCGGCCTGTTGCGTTACACCACCAGGGGGCCGAAGAAAGGGTATAGAGTGTTCGAGTCCAGCGTGGTAAACTACAAGCAGCAGCGGGATCAGCAAGCTTGCGTGTGAGGGGGGCAAGAATGAAAGAATTATCGGCGGAAGAGAAAGAGGCACGCGAAGACATAGACCTGGCGCAGAGGAACAACGTCTCTTTGTTTGTCGTTGCTTCGGTTAAGGGAAATCTGCCCAAGCTAACCGATGAAGAATGCTGTGATATTGCAGCAACAACACCAGTGTCGGTTACAGATATCCGCAGGATATACCCCCGGGATGGAAAAGAAAAAGCAATGGACCAACGGCTGATTGATACGGTTAGAAAATATTATCAGTTACCATTGAGCGTGACGGATGCCGAGATAATTGAACGACTGGAAAACACTTATGGCACCGCCGTCTGCCGCTTGTCTCTGGCTGGAAAAGATTTCCGTGACGCCGTTCATTTAGAGTGTTCGTCTTGGATGAAGCGATACCGCCACTTCATGAAAAAAATTATTCAGCTCTTTGCCCTGCTGCTGCTTATCGCTCTGCCGACACAGGCAGCGGCCCAGGGGTGGGCAGCCATCAACAAGGCAATCGTCTTAGATCGGCTGATGCCAGCAGGAACAGCGGTGAAGATCAAGATTGTCCGGATATCAGATCAGTTCGGCGCCCGCCTCGACATCTTGCTTTTCCAGGAAAGCGTTTTTAGTTCCGGGACACCCGGCACATATGGAACGCCGGTTAGGGCCTGGAGTTCCGAGCGGCTGCGGCCTGGCGATGTAGTCAGCTACACGACTACGGCGTCAGGATTTATCGGCATCTTTGCCGGTTGGGACTATAGCGGGCTTAATGTTTCCCAATTAGAACGCGGCGCGCTCCTGACCATGGATTACAATGGCCACCGATGGCAGGTCGTGGTTATCTTCCCTGACTATGAATAATCACGACTTGCTTGGTCCGTAACTTTTCCCCAATTTCGCCAAAACAGCCAATACCCCCACCACATATTGTATTAAGCAAAATCCCCTGTACCATATCTAGTATCTGAACCACCTTGATACTATTTTTGGCCAGGGGATTTTTATGTGAAGAACTTCCGCCAGTACCTTCCAGACCTCCCTGACTTTCTCTGCTTCGCCGGACTGTGCCTGCTTGGGTACGGTCTGTTCCTGTTTCTCCCCTGGGTGAGCTTTTCCGTGTGCGGCGCCTTGCTGCTGCTGGCCGGTGTCCGCCTTGGCCGAGCCGAGTCCACCAACAAGGTAGCCGAGCCTTGAGCCTTATCTCCCGCATAGCCAGGCCCCAGGCCTCGGCCACCACCAGCGGCGAGTTGGAAAGGCTGATCCGTTCCGTTTACGGCGGCGGGATCACCGCCACCGGACTCACGGTCAACTCCGACAATGCCATGCGGGTCGGGGCAGTCTTTGCCTGCGTCCTGGTCCTGGCCCAATCCGTGGCCCAGCTGCCCATCCATCTGTACGAGCAGCAGGGCAAGAAAAAAGAGCGGGCCGCCGGCCACTCTCTGTATTCCCTGATCCACGACCAGCCCAACGAATGGATGACCAGCTATGAGATGAAGCAGTTGGTCATGGTCCACCTGCTCCTCCGGGGCAATTCCGTCTGGATCAAGACCAGGGGCAGCGACGGCCGGATCCGCGAGCTGATCCCCATCCACCCCAACCTGATCGAGGGGATCAAACAGGACGAACTGTACCGTCTCTTCTACAGGATCAAGCGCCCCTCCACCCAGGCCGTTGACGAGATTCCCGGCGACCGGCTGGTGCATTTTCGCGGCCTGTCCATGAATGGCTTTTCCGGGATGAACCCCATCGAGTACGCCCGGGAGATGATCGGGCTGTCCATGGCCGCCGAAAAGCACGGGGCCAAGCTCTTTGCCAACGGCGCCAGGCTGGGTGGCATCCTCACCTACCCCGGCAAGCTCAAGCAACAGGCGGCGGAGAACCTGATCAACTCATTCAACGAAAAACACGCCTCGGTGGAGCAGGCCCACAAGACCATGCTCCTCGAAGAGGGAGCCAAGTGGGAAAAGGTGTCGATGACCAACAATGACGCCCAGTTTCTTGAGTCCCGCAAATACCAGCGCAGCGAGATTGCCGGGTTCTACCGGGTGCCGCCGCACATGATCGGCGACCTGGACAAGGCCACCTTCAGCAACATCGAGCATCAGGATCTCGGCTTTGTCAAGCACGCGCTGATGCCGTGGCTGGTCGGCATGGAAATGACCCTAAAAAAGGATCTGATGACCGCCGAGGAAAAGCGGCGGTTGTACTTCAAATTCAACATCGAGGGGCTGCTCCGGGGCGACATCAAGAGCCGCAACGACGCCCACAAGGTTGCCATTGACGGCGGCTGGCTGAATCCCAACGAAATCCGCGAGATGGAAGACCGCAACCCCTACGAGGGCGGCAACGTTTACCGGGTGCCGATGAACACCGAGCCCGCAGGAGGCGCAGCGAATGAGCCTGAATAAAAGATTGCCCCAGATCAACGCCAAAGCGCCCAGCGGCGTCAGGTGGGATACCCCCTCCGACGCCATGGCCAGGTGGGATTCCTCCCTGGTTGCAGCCAGCGCCGACAACGCCACCATTACCATGTACGACGCCATCGGCTCGGACGGCTGGACGGAAGGCGTTACCGCCAAGAGGGTGGCCGCAGCCCTGCGTTCCATCGGTGCCCGCGACGTCACGGTCTCGATCAACTCGCCCGGCGGAGACTTTTTCGAGGGTATCGCCATTTATAACCTGCTCCGCGACCACCCGCACAAGGTCACGGTCAAGGTTGTTGGGCTGGCGGCGTCCGCCGCCTCGATCATCGCCATGGCCGGCGACGAGATCCAAGTGGCTCGTTCCGGCTTCATGATGATCCACAACGCCTGGGCCGTGGTTATCGGCAACCGCCACGATCTGGACGGTGCCGCCGAGGTGTTGGCCGGGTTCGACGAGGCCATGGCCGACCTCTATGCTATGGCGGCCGGGATCACCAATAAGGAAGCGGCCCGGCTGATGGATGCGGAAACCTGGATGGCCGGGCAGGCTGCGGTTGATGCCGGGTTTGCCACCGCTTTGCTGCCGGCGGACGAGGTTGCCGCCGATGCCGGTACGGCCGGGGGCGCCAATGCCGCCATCCGCACCGTTGATTCCTTGCTTGCCAAACAGGGGCTGCCGCGTTCCGAGCGGCGGGAACTCCTGAAACAGATAAAGGGTACGCCGAGCGCTGCCTCCGTCACGCCTGGCGCTGACGAATCCCTGCTGGCCGCCATGGCCGAACTTTCAAAAACTTTCCGAGGTGAATGACCATGAAAAAGACCTACCCGGTGGTGCGCGGCATCCAGTTCGTCCGCGCCGACGTGAACGACCCCAAGGCGATTGTTGAGCAGCTGCAGAAGGACTGGCACCAGTTCAAGGCCGAAAACGACCAGCGGCTGAAAGAGATATCCGCCAAGGGCCACGCCGACCCCTTGCTTTCCGAGAAGGTGGACAAGATCAACGCCGAGCTGACCGTGCTGGCCAACCTGAAAGACCAGCTGGAAAAGCTGGAGACCCTGGTGGCCCGCGGCGAGTTCAAGGGCGGCGGCAATGCGGAGATGGACAAGGCCAAGGCCGAGCATGCCCAGGCCTTTGAGAAGTTTTTCCGCAAGGGCGTGGACAACGGCCTGGCCGACCTGGAAGTCAAGGCGGCCCTCAAGACCAGTTCCGATCCGGACGGCGGCTACACCGTGCCCGAGCAGATGGAAAGCGCCATCGACCGGGTGGTCGCTACGGTTTCCGCCATGCGTCGGTTGGCCTCGGCTATGAACATCAGCACCGATGCCTACAAGAAGCTGGTCAACCAGGGCGGCGCCGGTTCCGGCTGGGTTGGTGAGGCCGGTTCCCGCGGCGAGACCAACACCCCATCCCTGAAGGATATCGTCATCAACACCAAGGAGCTGTACGCCAACCCGGCCGCCACCCAGACCATGCTGGACGACTCCGCGGTCAATATCGAGCAGTGGCTGGCGGATGAGGTGGTGATCGAGTTCGCCGAGCAGGAGGGCGACGCCTTCATTACCGGCAACGGAGTGGAGAAGCCGCGCGGCATTCTGGGTTACACCACCGTGGCCAATGCCAACTATGCCTGGGGCTCCATCGGCTACATCGCCACCGGCGGTGCCGCAACTTTTGGAGATCCGGACAAGCTCATCGACCTGCAGCACGCGCTGAAAAGTACGCTGCGCAACGGCGCCGTCTTTCTGATGGCCGACACCACCCTGGCCCACTGCCGGAAGTTCAAGGACGGCGAGGGCAATTACCTGTGGCGGCCGGGGCTGGAGCTGGACGCACCCTCCACCCTGCTCGGCAAGCCGGTGGAGATCGATGACAACATGCCGGCCATCGCCGCCAACGCCTACCCTATCGCCTACGCCAACTTCAAACGGGCGTACCTGATCGTGGACCGGGTCGGCATCCGGGTGCTGCGCGACCCCTACACCAACAAGCCGTATGTCCACTTCTACACCACCAAGCGGGTGGGCGGCGGGGTGGTGATGTACGAGGCGATCAAGCTGTTGAAGGTTGCCGCGTAACCGGAAGCGAAACCGATAACGGGGCCGGACCTCGGCCCCTTACTGAATGAGGAAGACCATGAAAGATCTGCACAGCAATATTGATATCGTCCAGGCGGTCAAGCCGATTCTTGTTCTTGACGCCACCGTTCCCGCCGCCGTGGCGGTTGATCTCCAGGGGTACAACTCCGCCGAAGTTGAGTTGAGCGTCGGGCTCAAGAGCGTGGACACCGGCACCATCACCCTGAAACTCGAACATGCCGACGATGACGGCACCGGCGCGGCAGGTTCCTATGCCAACGTGGCCGCGGCCGATGTTCTCGGGGTGACCCCCTCTTCCGGGATCATTAAGACCATCGACTGCGATACCGATGCCGACACCTCCAACGTGTTCCGGTACGGCTATATCGGCGGCAAGCGGTTCATCAAGCTCACCCTGGCTGAGAACGACGACAACGCCAATGGCGTCATCCTCGGGGTGAACGTGGTCAAGGGCCACCCGCTGGACGGGCCCACCTCTTAACCCGGTAATCAGGGGCCGGATCGCTCCGGCCCCGTAGCCCCAAGGAGGGCACCATGGAAATCATTATCACAGCCTCTTTCCGGTTTGCGCACGGCGGATTCAAGGTCAAGGAGTATCAGGCCAAGGCCGAGCCGCAGACCATCCCTGAGGATGCCGCCGAGTGGGCGCTTAAAAACAAGCACGCAGAGTTGCCCGCGAAAAAGAACTCAGCGCCTGCCACCCCGTTGACAATGGACGAGATCGTCGAGGCCACCGGCAAGCTGGACAAGGCTGACCCATCACTCTGGACCGCGGCCAACGCGCCGCAGGTCAAGGCCCTGGCAGAAATCCTGGGCCGCGATGTCACGGCGGATCAGCGCAACGAGGCCTGGGCTTTGGTGCTGGAGGCAGAGGAAAAAGCCAACGCCACCGGCGGCCAGGCATAACCGGAAGCATCTTTCAAACGCAAAGCCGGAGACGGCGAAACACGAAAGGGTAAACCGATGCGAAAAAACAACCTGATTTTTGTCCTGATGCTGTCCGGGCTGCTCCTGGCCGGCCCTGCTTTTGCGGCTGGGTACACCACCGCCATCTACAAAGAACCGGGCGGCAATAAGGAAGTGGTAGCCTCCGGCGGCGAGATCGAGCTGCAGTCCGGCTCCACCCTGGATATCCAGTCCGGCGCCGTCGTGACCAAGCCGCTTAACCTCCGGGTGCCGCTCTTCTCCGCCCGCAATGTGGCAGGCGGTTCCGTGGCCGCCTCCGCAGGCGTGGCCACGGACTTTATCTCCGTGGTCAACTCCAACAACGCCCTGGACCTGCAAGGGACCGCGGCCCAGAACAACACCAAGACCAATGATGCCCTGCTGGAGGTGGTGCTGCCCGACGATTACAAAGCCGGGACCAATGTCACCGTTTATGTCAGCTCCGGGTATTCCGCCTCCGGCGGCACCACCATCACCGCCACCGTGGATCTGGTGGCCACCCTCACCACCGATATCGGCACGGCGGCGGCGGACATCTGCGCCACCGCCGCCACGGCCATCACCCTGACCATCGGTGAGAAGGCGTTCACCGTCACCGGGACCACGCTCACCCCGGGCGCCCGGCTGGTGCTGAAGGTGACCACCTCGGTGCAGGAGGCTGGGAACACCGGCACCGCCACCGGCCATGTTTACGGAATCCGGATCGGATAAGGGGCTGCCATGAGCTACGCCAGACGACTGGTGGTCGAGCTGACCACCGACGCGGAAGGAAACGCCACCGGCTACACCCCGGTGGTGACCGGCAAGCTGTCGCAGATCCGTTACGTCAAGGACGATTTTAGCGATGGGGTCACCTTTGCCGTCACCGCCGAGGCCACCGGGGAAACCTTGTGGTCCGAGGCGGCGGTGAATGCTGCGGCCACCCGGGCCCCCCGGCAGCCCACCCACTCCACCGCCGGGGCCGCTGCCCTGTATGCGGCGGGCGGGGCGGCGGTGCTGGATAAAATCGGCCTGGCCCAGGACCGGGTCAAGATCGTGGTCTCCTCCGGCGGTGCGGTGAAAAGCGGCGCCTTCCATGTGGTGATCGAATAATGGCCCTGCGTCTGAACCAATATACAGCCCCGGCCGCCGAGCCGGTCCATCTGACCGAGGCGAAGCTGCACCTACGCCTGGCTGTCGATGCGGCCGGGGCTGTTGCCTATACCAGCGAGGACGGTTTGCTCTCGTCACTGATCAGCGCCGCCAGGCAGGTTGCCGAGACCGAGACCTGGAAAGCCCAGGTTCTCCAGGTCTGGGATATATATCTGGATTGCTGGCCGGTGAGCGGCGAGATCAATCTGCCCATGCCGCCCCTGCGGGCGGTGGAGTTCATCAAGTACACGGACACCGATGGGGTGGTGAACACCCTGGCCGCCACCGAGTACGAGGTGGACACGGTCAGCCCCTTGGGCCGGGTGGTGCTGGGCGACGACAAGTCATGGCCCCCGGAGGATCTTGCCAGGCTGAACCCTATCCACCTCCGCTTCCGGGCCGGGTATGCGGTGCCGTTTGTCGCCGATGCCACGGCCAACACCCTGACCGGACTCAACCACCCCCATGCGGACGGCGACAAGGTGCGGCTCTCGGTTTCCGGCGGCAGCCTGCCCACGGGGTTGGCGGCAAATACCGATTACTTCGTCCGCGACGTGAGCGGCAACACCCTGAAGCTGGCGGCCACGGTGGACGGCACTGCCATCGACATTACCTCCGCCGGGTCCGGCACCATGTTCATTGGCGAAGTTCCAGCCACCACCATCGCCGGGATCAAACTGGTGCTCTCCGGGCTGTACGAGGAACGCGGGGAGTTCGTCACCGGAACCATAGTCAGCAATCTGCCCCGGGCGGCCTCAAGCCTGTTCGGGATGGATTCAGCCAAGGAGTTTTAGACATGGGAGAGTGGCTGCCGGTTATCACCCTTATCCTCACCCTGCAAACCGGCATCACCGGTTTCTGGGCGGTCAAGACCTATAACCATGAGCGCAGGCTGACCGTGGTGGAAACGCAGTGCCGGGAACGGCACCGGAAGGGCGAGGCGGCATACGATGCGTCTTGATGTGGATACCGCCCTCAGAATGGGGATACTCGGGAAGGTTGAGGTCTGCCTCGATGGCGAGATTGTCAAAGATTGCATTCTTGCAGACGAGGAAACCGGCGAGGTTGTTGTTTATGACCTCGCCGCCCTGCGGACCGGGATGGAGGAAATCCCCACACGAACCTTGCACGGGGATGTTCATATCCTGGTTGAGGATAGCAAATAATGCGAGCCGGGAAAATAGACAGACTGGTCGTGCTCCAGACCAAGAGCGTCACCCGCAACTCCTTCAATGAGGAGGTCGTTGCCTGGAACACCCTGGCCACGGTCTGGGCCGAGCGGCGCGACCTGCGGGGGCGGGAGTATTTCCAGGCGCAGCAGGTCAACGCCGAGCTCACCGCCGTGTTCCGGATTCGCTATCGCTCCGACGTGACCGCCACCATGCGGCTGGTGGAGAGCGGCAAGACCTACGAACTTGTGGCCCCGCCCGTGGAGATCGGCAGGCGGGAAGGTTTGGACCTCATGTGTGCGGCGAGGAACTACTAGATGCTGCTGGGAAAGACCAAGATAACCGGGGCCAAGGAACTGGACCGGGTCTTGTCCGAGCTGCCCAAGCGGCTGCAGCGCAAGGTGGTAACCCAGGCGCTGCGGGCCGGGGCCAAGCCCATGCTGGAGGAGGCCCGCAACTCCATCCCGGTGAAATCCGGGCTGACCAAAAAGGATATCAAGATCCGGGCCATCCCGGCCAAGGAGAGCCGCGCGCCGGCCATCGCTATTGCCGGGAGCCTGGCAAAAGCCGGGCGGGCCTACATCATGCGCTTTCTGGAGCTCGGCACCAGCAAGATGCCAGCCAAGCCATTCCTGCGGCCCGCCTTTGACAACAACTCCGCCCGCAGTCTGGAGATCGTCGGCAAGGAACTGGGCCATCGCATCGCGGCCGAAGCGGCCAAACTGAGGCGCAAATGATCGAAGAGGATCTGATCACCTACCTGTATTCCGGCGCGGCGGTGACCGCCCTGGTCGGCCAACGGGTAACCCCACTGCGGATGGACCAGGGGGCCGACCTGCCGGCCATAACCGTGCAGCGGATCGACGGGCCCCGGGTGCGGTCGCTGACCGGGCCGAGCGGCCTGGCGCACCCGCGCTTCCAGCTCGACTGCTGGGGCTCCACCTATGCCTCGGTCAAGGCAGTGGCCACGGCGGTGCGGCAGAGACTGGACGGATACCGGGGCTTGATGGGCAGTACCACGGTCGGCGGGGTGAGCCTCGAATCCGACCAGGACGACTTTGAACCGGACACCGGACTCTACCGCGTGTCCATGGATTTCATCATCTGGCACAAGGAGTAGACCGCCATGAGCGAAGCGATTGAAGCAGCAGGAACAACCCTGGAAATAGAAACCGGCTCCGGCTCCGCCGTGGCAACTGTGACCGCAGCGGTCGGTTTCCCGACCATCATCACCAAGGCTGCCCACGGCCTGAGCAACGGCGACGTGGTCACCGCCTCAGCTTTCGCCGGGGCGAGCGCCGCCCTGTTGAACGGCAACAACTACGTGGTCAAGAACGCCACCACCAACACCCTGGCCCTGGACGTGGACACCACCGGCGGCACCCTGACCGCGGCCAACGGCACCCTGACCCCGGTTACCTGGTCGGCGGTGGGGGAAATCGTGGACTTTGACGGCCCCGGGGGCTCGGGCGCCGTCTATCAGGTAACCCACCTGACATCCGTCGCCCACGAAAAACGCATCGGGTTGCCGGACGAGGGGCAGTTCACCCTCAACCTCAACTGCGTGCACACCGATGCCGGGCAGGTTGCCGTGGCGGCCTCGCGGACGGCCCGGTCGTTGAAGAATTACCGGGTCACCTACTCGGACGACGTGACCGACACCTTCACCGCCTATGTCCTGTCGTTTCCGAAATCCGGTGGCCTGGATGACAAGGTTTCCCGGTCGCTCACCCTGGAAATCAGTGGCGCGGTAACCCAGGCATGATAGCGAACCGTTACCGGGGCGAACAGCCCCTGCAGATCGGCGAGCGGGAGTGTTCGCTGCGCTTCACCTGGGACGCCATTGCCCGGCTGCGCAGCGAATACGGGGAGGACTTCGACCGGAAGATCATCGCGGCCATCGACACCAAGGACGTAGCGGTGCTGGCCGAGGTGATCGCGGTGGGAACCGGCCTGACCGCCCACGAGGTCATGGCCGGATCGCCGCCGCTTACCTTGGCGGGGCGGGCCATTGTGGACGGGCTGCGCTACGCCTACCACGGGCAGGAGGGCCAACCCGCAAACCCCAAGGAGGCCCGGCAACCGGCGACATGGTGGAGCAGGCTTATGCGCAGGCTGTCCGGGCTGGGGTTGATCCGGAAACTTTCTGGCGGCTGACCCCCTATGAGTCCAACCTGGTGGCGCAGGAAGGCCACCGGCGGCTGGAGCTCGCCGCATGGATGGTTGCGGCCTTTGACCGCACCAAGAAGCTGCCGCCCATCGACAAACTGCTGCGCGGCAAGCGGAGCAAGAAGCAGGTTGCCAAAGACCTGCATGCCGCCCTCAAGGGAGTGAAATAAGCAGATGGCAAGCAAAGTCGGCGACCTGAGAATTGAGCTGTCCGCGGAAACCGCCTCGTTTCGCCGGGATATGGACAAGGCGCGGAGCGATATCCGCTCCGTGTCCAAACAGATGACCTCCGACCTGGACGGGTTTTCCACGAAGATCGGCGCCACCTCGGCGGCGATAGGCAGTCTTACCGCGGTGATCGGCGCCCTGGCCACCTCGGCGGCGGTGGGCATGTTCGTCTCCACCATCACCGAATTCGAGCGGCTGAACGCCAGCCTCAAGACCATCACCGGCTCGTCGGAAGGGGCGGACCAGGCCATGTCCTGGCTGCGGGATTTTGCCGCGGACACCCCGTTTCAACTCTCCCAGGTGGTCACCGCCTTTACCAAGCTGAAAGCCCTGGGGCTGGAGCCATCCCGTGCGGCCCTGGAAAGCTACGGCAACACCTCCGCCGCCATGGGCAAGGACTTGAACCAGATGATCGAGGCCGTGGCCGATGCGGCCACAGGAGAGTTCGAGCGGCTGAAAGATTTCGGCATCAAGGCCAAGAGCGAGGGCGACAAGGTTTCCTTTACCTTCCAGGGCGTGACCACCACGGTCAAGAAAAACGCCAAGGAGATCGAGGGGTATCTGATGAGGATCGGCGAGAACCAGTTCGCCGGGGCCATGGCCGACCAGATGGACACCCTGAACGGCAAGCTCTCCAATTTGAAAGATGCGACGGACGCGCTCGTGGTTGCCCTCGGCGACACCGGGCTGCGGGATGTTTTCAAAAATCTGGTGGGTGACACCGTCGAACAGATGGAGGAGCTGACCAATTGGTTCAAAGATAACCCGGACACCGTGCGCGCCTGGGGCAACACCCTTATGAATGTGCTCGACACCGTAGCAACCGGGGTGTGGACACTCTCCAGTTCACTGATGAAGATGGGTGGCTATACCATTGCCGCTGCGGCGGCGCAAGCAGTCTCTTTAGCAGAAGGAGACTTAAAGGCGGTTAAAGCTATTGGGGATCAGTGGATGGCGGATATTCTTTCCTTTAACGCCAAGGCTGACCAGAACATTTTCGACATGATGAACAGGCAGGAGGCGCGGAAACCGAAGGTTTTCTTCTCTGGGGTTGGAAAAGATAGCGGCGCTGGCGCTATGGCTGATCAAAGCCTTTGGCAAAATGGGGGAGCAGGCGGCAGCGCTGGCGGCGGCGATGCCGGTGGGGTCACGAAGCTCAAGGACCAGGCCGCCCTGGTCAAGCAGATCTACGCCGAACTCAGCGCGGAAACCCAGAAAACCGTTGCCCTCAACCAGGAGATGTACGAGCAGCTCGGCACCGGGGCGGAAACCGTGGCCAAGGATGAGGTCCGGGCCCTGATGGAGCGGGCGCAGAAATGGCAGGAAGCCGGAGCGGATATCTCGGATATCAACGAATGGCTGTACAAGAACATCGAGGGGCTGCGGTTGAAGTGGGCGGAGAACGGGGAGCAAGACGCGGTGGACTATCTCGACTCCGTCACCGCCTTGCACCGCAACCTGGTTGAAGAATATACCAAAATGGAGCAGGAGGCCGTGTCCGCCCTGGACCAGATCGGGGTGCGCATGGATCTGCTGGACAAGCAGGACATCACCCTGGATATCTACCTCGCCGACCACGCCAGCGCCCAGATCGAGGCCATCATTGCCAGGGTGCGGACCATGCAGTCCATGCAGGAGCTGGGGTTGAGTGTTTCCACCAGCCAGGCCGTCGGCTCCTCGGGATCCTCTTTCGGCAACACCTTTAATTTCAACCAGAACGTCAGCCGCTCGGATGTCTCCAATATCGTCTCCGAAGCTGGACGCCAGGGGGATCGCGGCTGATGTCCACACCTAAATTCACCCTCGGCGCAGCCACCCTGGAGTTTACCGGGGGCATCCAACTCCCCGGCCGCCGCCCCCTGGAGAAGATCCAGGCCCGCGACCGCACTGCCGCCGGCTCCCTGCAGGTGGAGGATCTGGGCGTTGCCAGCATCCGCCGCTTTCCCCTGGTGATTCGCGGCATCGACTCGGCCAAGATGGCAGAGCTGGAAACGTGGTGGAACACCATTGCCGAGGGCGGGCTGAACAGCTTCACCTATTCCGACGAGGAAGGCGTTGACTACACCGTGTTGTGGACCGATGACCAACTGGACTTCACCCAGCTTGAGCCGGACATCTTCGAGGGGGAAATCAACCTGGAGGTTGTGGGGTGAGAACCGACCTGTCCCCCGCCTTCATCGCTGCCAAGGATTCCGCCACCAGGCGGCCTCGGCAGTTGATGGTTTTTAACTTTCCTGGCGCAGGGGTGGTGCGGGTTTCCGACCAAGCCTTGGGCGCTCCGGACGGGCTGATTGAGGAGTACTCCGCTCTGGTGGAGGATTGGGGCGAACTGCTGGACATGGCCGGCGGCGATCCCATGGACTATACGGCGGGCGAGATCAGGCAGTCCAGCATTGTGCTGTGGAACGGAGGCGCGACCCCTTTTTCTGATTACTTCCTGGCGGAAGACCCGGAGAACGTCACGGTTGAGCTGTACCAGTGGTTTGCCTCCCCCCGGCCCGTTCTAATCGCGGGCGGCGGGTGCGTGGTCACGGGCACCACCGCCCAAAAGACCGTCGGCATTCCCGCCTTTGACAGTGAGGTACGGAGCCAATCCTCACTTACGGGCTATGCCGTGGCCCGGTTCTCAACCAACCAGACAAACGCCAGGATCATGGCCGGGCTGAACTCTGACCCGCAAACCAATATGCACTACGCCGGGATCGACTACGCCCTCTATGCCAGAAATACCGGGGCGGTGGAGATATGGGAATCCGGGGTGTCGCGGGGAACATTCGGCACCTACACCACAGATTCCGTTTTCGAGGTGGTATATGACGGTTCAGCGATCAATTACCTTGTTGATGGGGTGGAGATAAGAAGCGTTGCCATGACCGCCGGGCTGACTTTTTATTTTGATAGCTCATTCTATGACGTGGGCGGAGAGCTTCGGGATATTGCATTCAGCCAACTCCGCGATGCCGATATGGCGCTGATAGATACCTTTGTCGTGCAAGACCCCATCGCCTTTGATGAAGTGTCCCGGTTGCTGCACCTTGACCTTGTTTCCCTCTCCATGCGGCACGACAATCCCCTGGGTGACCTGATCACCGCCGAGACCTGGCCCAACGCCGCCCAAGCCGCCATCGGTAAGGGCCTTCCTCTAATTATCGGCACACCCGGCGAGATTCCGACCCTCTACGCCAAGGCCGCGCCGGAAACCACCCTGAACGGCTCCATCCTCGACACCACTATGACCATCAACGTCAATGGCGACCTGGATGATCTCGCCTTTGCGGCCGCTGGCACCTTACAGCTCGGCGAAGAGTTGATCCGCTACTCAAGCCGCACCGCCTCCAGTTTTGCCGTGCTGCAACGGGGCTACCTCTCCGCTGCCTCGGAGCATCTTGACCGGGACAAGGTGGTTCAGAAGATCGAGGACCACACCTTTCTGGCGGGCAAGGGGCCGATATACGCCATCAACTCCGTGAAGGTCGGCGGGTTCGCTGCCCCGGTCGAGATTTACACCGTGGACCCGGCTTCCGACCCGGCCCGGGTTGTTTTCTCGGAGAAGCCGTACAGTTACAGGTTCGCCGAGGCATCCACCTTTCTGGAGATGCAGTTTGATTTCACCAACGGAGACAACACCGCGTACCAGGCCTATCTAGCCTATGATGCAGCGGACCAGGCCACGGCGGCGAAGATCAGCCCTCTCTACCCCGCGTTGTCTCTCCAGCAAACCACCGCCAACCAGGACAGGGGGGAGATTGTCAAGGCGTATTTGGCCGTGGAGCATTGGGAGTCAGACCGATTTCTCAGTGATTATGTTGAGGTCTGGGTCGAGGGCATCGGCATTGTGGGTAACCTCTCCCGCCCGAATCAGGCCGATGCCGTTGCCGTGGATGCCGAGATTGACATTGACCACGGGCACACCAAGACGATCAGCGGGGAACACACCCATTCTTTCACCAACCCGAATTATAACATCAACGACCCGGCCCATGGGCATGCTACCACCGCCACGGCTGATACGGCCTATAACCCATACGATCTTGTTCCCTCCTCGCTTTCAGCACCATACGGGGCTTCCGGCACATCAAAGTATTTTCATTTTTTATCGACCCCAAACTCTTTTGTCAATGGAAGATTGACTATATCAACATCCCTTAATCTTGCCACGATGAATATTGAAATAGGCTGGGGAATAGCGGGCAGCGATTACGTTTACAGAGCCTCACCTATTGGCCCGGCAGACATGTATGAAAACACAATAACCATCCCAGGAACATATAATATCGGCTTGGGGGCGAGGACAAACCCAAATCCCGGGGTGCTTAATTGCCTGGTGGTCAGATTGTCGGCGTACGGCAATGTATACGGAGCCACCGCTGCGGCCAACAGCATGCAAATGAGCTTGACCCTTGCAAATACCATCACCCCGGCCCTGACCGGCACCGTGGCCGCATTGAGTACCGGTGGAGTGAACGCGGCGCGAAGCGCAAACGATATAAGCATCGACCCTCTTGCCACCGCCAACCAGCCCCTGCAAAACGTGGAGGCCGAGGCGGCCACCAGAACCATCATCAACCTCTTTGACCTGACCAGCTACGTCAATCTTGACTGGGCGTGGTTCACCGGGCGTGATGTGAAGTTGACCTATCGCGGCACCGTGGATGCCAAGGATGTCTTCATCGTTCACTGCTTCTTTGATGTGGAGTTCCGCAAGCGGGAGCGGGTGTTTTCCGACGAGGT